CCGCTAACACCCGAGCAGCTCAGAGCAAGAAAGATACAACTAGGCTATAGCGAAAGTAATATGAATTATCAGGCCGAAAATCCTGTGACCAAATACATTGGTAAATATCAATTTGGCGCGGCTGCGCTGTCTGACATGGGCTATATACATAGAGATGCCTACAACTTATATGGACAACGAGCACTAGAATACTCCAGCAGCTGGACTGGTAGAGACGGCATTGGCAGTAAAAGTGACTTTTTAAATAGTCCATTGGTGCAGGAAAATGTCATGGATCGTTACACACGAGCCAATTATAACACAATGATTCAAACAGGCGCTATTAAGGCCGGAGACACAGCCGACGTAGTTTCAGGCAAACTTAGTGTGGCCCATTTGCTTGGTGCCGGCGGAGCAACAACTTGGAATAGAACCGGGCTTGGTGCAGACGCATCGGGTACCACTGGTACCAGATACTACAATGAAGGACGTTACGCTGTAATACAGCTGGCCAGGGGCCCATAAATAGTTGTATGACTACTTATTTTGGATTTAGCACCTATCGTCGTCTACGCAAATATCGTGTGACAGATTTTGATTTGGTTAAACAGGATCTCTTTAACCATTTTAACATACGCAAAGGTGAAAAATTAATGAATCCCAATTTTGGTACCATAATATGGGACATGCTCTATGAACCCTTTACAGAATCTGTCAAGGACGCCATTGCCAAAGATATCAAGGCCATTGTCAGTTATGATCCCAGGCTTGAAGTAGAAACAATTACATTAACTGAGTTTACCAATGGTATCATGGTAGAGATAGACATCAAATATGTGTTGACCAACCAGGTGTCTGCACTGTCAATTAAATTTGACCGTGAGGCTGTGTCAAGAGCCGGTGTTGAATAAAACACTCATATTATTTTAAAATAAATATCAATATTGAGTGTAAACAATGGCCAATATTAGTCGTCAAACAGGTTTATTAGCAGCAGAAAATTGGAAAAAGGTCTACCAAACTTTTCGTGAGGCTGACTTTACTGCCTATGACTTTGAAACTCTGCGTAAAAGCATGTTTGATTATATCAAGCTCAACTATCCAGAAGACTTCAACGACTTTACTGAAAGCAGCGAATTCGTTGCCTTAATTGATCTTATATCTTTTCTAGGACAAAGTCTAGCATTTAGAGCTGATCTAAATGCCAGAGAAAACTTTCTTGACACAGCCGAACGGCGAGACAGCATACTTAAGCTGGCTAGATTAATCAGCTACAATCCCAAACGCAGTATATCGGCCAGTGGATTTTTAAAAATTGACAGTGTAACAACCACAGAAACTGTCTATGACAGTGATGGCAATGATCTTAGTAACGCCAGTATTAACTGGGACGATACCGCCAACGAAAATTGGCTTGAACAATTTACCACTGTGGTCAATTCTTCCTTGATCAATACTCAGACTGTGGGCCGACCTGGAAACAGTAAAAAAATCAATGGAATAAGACATGATGAATATGGCATCAATATATTGCCCAACATTGTGCCTGTGTATAGATATGAAACAGTGGTCGAAGGACAGCGCACATCTTTTGAAATAGTCAGTGCCACCAGTGCAGGTCAAGACTATATCTATGAAAATCCCCCTGATCCGGGCAGCGTTTTTAATATTTTATATCGCAATGACAATACAGGTAACAGCAGTAACAACACTGGGTTTTTTCTATATTTTAAACAGGGACAATTGGGCAGTTTGGATTTTGTTGTCAACGAAATACTGCCTAACAAAGTAATAGATATTGCAGTAGAAAATATCAATAACAATGACGTTTGGTTATACAATTTAGACAGTACCGGTGCCAATCAAAATCTCTGGCGAGCTGTACCAGCTACCTCGGGTATCAATATTATTTACAATAGTCGAGAAGAACGAAATCTATATCAGATCAACACTAGAACCAACGATCAAATTAGTTTGGTATTCGGCGACGGCAGTTTTGCCAATATACCCCAAGGAAATTTTAGAATCTACTACAGGGTCAGCAATGCATTAACTTATAAAATTACACCCGACGAAATGAGAGGTATAGTAATTAATATAAATTATGTTAGTCGAACTAACAGAATTGAAACTTTAACTGTGCGTGCCAGTCTAAGATACACAGTGGCCAATGCCAATGCCAAAGAATCAATTGACGATATCAGACAACGAGCACCGCAGCAGTACTATACACAGAATCGTATGGTCACCGGAGAAGATTATAATATTCTTCCCTATACCAGTTATAATAACATAGTCAAGGTCAAGGCAATCAACAGAACCAGTGTGGGACTTAGTCGTTATCTTGATGTGTTAGATACCACCGGAAAATACAGCAGCACCAACATTTTTGGTGATGACGGTGTGCTTTATAGAGATCAGTCCAACAATGTTGCAACATTTGGTTTTAGTACCACTGTTGACATTGTCAAGCAGATTAATAACATAATTATTCCTAGCATAGTTGACAGCAAAGAACTATTGCACTACTACTATAGCACCACAACAGCCAAGACTTATATCGTAGCCAATATATCAGAAGCCAATCTTAAAAATTCAGTTCAATACACTATTACAAGTCTAGGTACCACTGATTTTACCAAATATGGTGCAGCCAGCAACACAGTGGGTTTGAAATTTACAGCATCCAATGCAGGTCCTGTGATTAGTAGTTTTACAGTAACCACATCGGGATCTAGTGCCTATGTGCTCAATGGTAGAAATAATCCCAATATAAATATAAGGGTCGGCGATACAGTTACCTTTACATTGGCTGCTGCCGGTCACCCATTCTGGCTCAAAAACGTTCGCACCACTGGCACTGCCAATTTGGTCACCACTGGTACCGTAAGCAACAACGGTATTCAATCGGGCACTATAACATGGAACACACTGGGCGTTAGTGCTGGTGTTTACTATTATCAGTGCCAAAATCATTCGGCCATGTATGGCAACATCAATATTGTCAACTATGGGACCGGCACTGCCAATACTGACTGTCTATGGAATTTGGCCGCCATTGGTGATAGTTCAGTCAATGGTTATTTTTCTTATAACAATTTACCATTGGTAATAGGCGTCACAGCACAAGATAACGCTAGATTTCTATTACCAGGCGCACTGGCCAGATTTCGAGCACCAGACGGATTTTATTTTAATTCTACTAATACTTTGGTCTCTGGATCACCCGCTAGGGCCAATGAATCTAGACTATTGTATGCGGCCATAATGCAAGTGGCCGGAAACGGTACTAATAATGGCGTTGGAATTTATATCAATGGTCAAGGTCCCGTCACTATTAATATCAAAGTACCCACTGGTGCTATACTAGAATCAATAACTCCGGTGTATAAAAATACCTTGAACGATGCCATTGTACAGGCCATGGTCGGTTATATACGAAATTATAAAAATTTTGGTTTGCGCTATGATTCAGAAACACAAGGTTGGCAGCTAATCGACACCGCAGTAATCAATCAATCAACCAATTGGTATATAAAATTTACCTATAGTTCTTCGGCGGGCCAATATACAATGCAAAGTCGTAGTGTGCGCTATGTGTTTCATAGTCCCAGGCAGACAAATTTTTATTTTGATCAAAGTCAAAGAATCTATGATAGTACTAATAATCTTGTAATCGAAGACCAAATACGAGTGCTGCGTACCAACAGTCAAGCCAACAACAATAATCCATTGGCACAAGATTATGTATTTAAAGTACATAAAAATATAGTGGAAGCCGATGGATATATCAATAATAAAAGCATTTATCTTACCTATGCTGATAGTAACAACGATTCGGTGCCCGATTATCCCGATCTATTCGAGTTAATAGTTGATCCTGCCACTGATGTCAACAACAAATATGTATTTTTTCAACAAATCACTGACTCAGATCGATTTATTACACTACAGGCAGTGGATAATAGAACAGTGGTCAGTAATTACAAGAATGCCAGTTTGGTCACCCAGGTGATAAAAAACTTTGATATAGGACAATTATTTTATCTGACAGATTCTAAAGAGTTTAGACAGGTAATCTGCGGTCCGGCATTGCCAGAGTACTCGCCGGACCTGCAGCCGGCCAATTGTTATACCATTGAAAATTTTGTCGCAGATTTCAGAGGTGTTAGATCGCCTAGTGTATATCGTACAACTGCTTTGCAAATCATGCAATACTATTTGACCAATAATGTTTATACTGTATTAATCAATGGGCAATTTGCCACACGTTATGGTTTGTATAAAACAGTCGACACAGCTGGACTAGAATACTGGACCAATTATTCAATTGACCAAGGCATTTCTTCCACTGCCACTGCATTTGTCAGTCAATTCTTTATTTCTGCTGCTGGAGCCGGAACTGGAAGAGAACTAACACCTAATAAGTCGTTTGACAGCTTTACTACAGATTTTGTAGGCTGTACGATATTTAGAGATCGTGGACTAAGTCAACGACAGACTACATCCACAAC